CCTATCAGGCCGGCTACCAGATTAGGGCTGAGCCGGTTGTCGCCGCGGCAGCAGTGACCGTGCAGCAACCGTTCGGAGCTTGGGGGTCAGATACCGGCGTCGTGAACGCCGCGACTGGCGCGGCTCTGGCCAAGGTGGCGGGCGCTCCCACTCAGGGACAATACCAGCTCAGCACGACCGTTGTTGGCGGCTACGTTTTCAATGCGGCCGATGCCGGCTTGAACGTCCTGATCAGCTACGGCTTCATCCCGGCCGATCTCGCGGAAGCCACGCTCGAATGGGCTTCCGAACGTCTCGCCTATCGCCAGCGCATCGGCCAGCAGAGCAAGACGCTCGGTGGGCAGGAGACGGTATCCTTCGCGATCACCGACATGCCGAAATTCGTGACCGCGCGCCTTCAGCAGTTCTGCGGTGTGGCGACGCTCTGATGCTTAACGTTCAGATCACTGGTGACCGCGAAGTCATGGCGCGGTTTTCCAGCATGCCGGCTGGCGTCCGTCGCGCGCTTCTGAAGAAGGTGACCACGTTGTCCCTGATGCTGGAAGGGCACATCAAGAAGGACAAGCTGTCGGGGCAGGTGCTGAATGTCCGCACCGGCAAGCTCCGTGCGTCGGTTTTCAGCAGCGCCACACAGACAGGCGACCTGACCCAAGGCATGGCGGCGTCCTCGGGCGACGTCAAATATGCCGGCATCCACGAGTTCGGTGGCACCATCGACATCCCCGAGATTACTGCAAGGGGCAAGGCGCTGGCCTTCATGTGGCACGGCAAGCAGGCGTTCTTCAAGAAAGTGGCCGCCCATCAGGTCACCATGCCGGAGCGCTCCTTCATGCGGTCGTCGCTCGCGGACATGAAGGATCAGATCATCAGCGAGATGACGCAGGCCGTCCGCGAAGGATTACAGCAGCGATGATCACTTCACGCGAGCCAATCTACGCAGCGCTCAGGGCGCTCATTCAGGGCGTGACGTTTACTGCCCTTACCGGCGGTGCGACGACCTGGGCGATACCGGTCAGCCGCCGCCTCAAAGTGTGGACCGACGTGCCGGAACAGCCGGCGTGCTTCCTGACCGCCCATGCTGAGGACGACAACTATTCGTCGGAACTGACGCCGGGCATGACCACGATCAGCGCCGAACTCTACGTCTACTTCAAGACGAGCGACCCCAGCGCAGTGCCGGCGACCGATCTCAACTCCATTCTCGACGGCATTGACGTCGTGCTGAAGCCCAGCCCGGTCACCGGGAAGCAGACGCTCGGCGGGCTCGTTACCCACTGCCGGCGCTTCGGCAAGGTGCTGATCGACCCCGGCGACTTGGACGGGCAGGGGCTCGCGCTCATCCCGGTTCAGATTTTCGTCCCCTAACATCCAAATGATTTGGAGTCTCATGTCCATCGAAGAAGACGAACCCGCACCGAAGCCGGAACCTGAGGTCTCGGCAATCGACAAGATCATCGACGCTTGGCATCTCGATCACTTCCGCGGAGCGCCGACGACCGAGACTTGGAACCTCAGCGTTCATGCCAAGGAAGACCTGAAGCAGCGCCTCGCGAAAATCTGAACTACCGGACCACCAAACTCAGCCGGCCGCTCACGCGCGCCGGCTTTTTCATTTTCCAGCGCGGCGCTGACCGCATGAAAGGAAGCCTCCAATGTATTCATTCGGCTCAGGCGTGCTGATCGGCACCCGCAACGACATCCCCAACGCGACCCCGGTCAACTTCGGTTTGGTGCAGGCCGTCACGATTGACGAAGCTGCGACCGTCAAGGAATTGTACGGCCAGAACCAGCGCCCCGTCGCCATCGGCCGCGGCACCATCAAGACGACCGGCAAGGCCAGCGTTGCCCGCATCTCCGGCCTCGCGCTCGCCAGCCTGTTCTATGGCTACACGCCTGTCGCGGGTCAGCTTGCGACGGCCTTCGGCGAGGCCGGCACTGGCCCAATCCCGGCGACGCCGTTCCAGTTGACGGTCGTCAACACTGCCACGTTCGTTGACGATCTCGGCGTCATCAACGCCGCTACCGGCATCCCGTTCACGAAGGTCGCGGCGGTTCCTGCGGTCGGTCAGTATTCCGTGAGCGCTGCCGGCATCTACACGTTCGCAGCGGCTGACACCGGCAAGACCGTGCTGTTCAGCTACACCTACACGATCCCCACGGTCGGCCAGAAGTTCGTCGTGAAGAACGAACTGCTCGGGTTCACTCCGACGTTTTCGGCGCAGTTCTACACGACCTTCCAGGGCCAGCAGGTCTCGGTGAAGATCAACAACGCGACGTCCAGCAAGTTCTCTTTTGCGACGAAGCTTGAGGACTTCGCGATCCCGGACTTCGAGTTCTCCTGCTTTGCCGATGCCGCCGGCAACGTCATGACGTGGAGCTTCGGCGAAGCGTCGTAAGTCCAACCAAACACTGAATAACAAGGGGCACCGATCAACGGTGCCCCACTTCACAGGAAAGAGACAATGCTATCGCAATTTGAACTGGATCAGGCACCAAAGGTGTCCTTGGCGGGCCGGGACTTCCCGATCCCGCATCTCGCCCCACGCCAGCAGCGCATCATCCTCCCGAAGCTGATGTCGCTCATGAAGTTTTTCACCGCCGCGGACGGCAAGCTCAATCCGCTCAACATGGAATTGACGACCGCGCAGTTCGATGACCTGCTCGACGTGATCTATGTCGCGCTGACACGGGGAACGCCGAACCTCACGCGCGACGAATTCTTGGACATGGCTATCGACTTCTCCGACATGCTGAAGGCGATGGATGTCATCTCCGCCCAGACCGGCGTGCTGAAGCGCGGCAGCGCGGCTGCGAACGTCGGGCAGCTTGCCCCGGGGGAAGCCATGGCGGGGACGGCATTATCGACTGGGACGGTCTCATCGCCAGAGTGATGACCGTCACCGGGCGTCCTTGGGATGAACTTGAGGACACCCTGACCGTTCCCCGCATCGAGGCGCTGCAGAAGCATTGGCGGCAAAGGCCGCCGGTCGGCGATCTCGTCGCCGCGTACATGCAATACAAGCCTCCCGCCGAAATCACATTTGATGCCGCCCCTGCATCGCTGGACGATCCCAGCGGCATCGGTGGCCTCATCCATCAATTTCCCAGCGGCAACGTGCCGGCTGATCGCATGTGAGGTCGGCTATGGCTGATGACGTCCAAGTAAAATTTGGTGCCGATAGCACCGGCATCACGACCGGCGCGAAGCAGGCGCTGGACGGCGTTAAGAACTTCTCCGAGCAGGCGAAGTCGCATGTCGCAGGCCTGACTTCGACGTTCGGGAAGCTGCAGGAAATGATGCTGGGCATCGCCGCCATCGTGGCCGGCGGTGCCTTGTTCAAGGAGATGATCAACTCGACGCTGGAAATGACCGGCGAGGTGACGAAGCTGCAGAAGGCGTTCGGCATGTCGCTTGAGGAGGCGAACAAGACGAAGTCGTCGCTCGACCTGCTCGGCCTCTCGACTGATACCTACACCCAGATGGCTACCCGGCTTGACCGTCAACTGCGCACCGGCAGTGACGCCCTTGCGAAGATGGGCCTGACGGCGAAGGATTTGGACCTCGGCCAGAAAGGCGTGATGGACAAGGCCATCAGCCTGCTCGGCGACTACAAGGCCGGCATCGACCGAAACATCGCAGCGCAAGTGCTGTTCGGGCGCGGCGGCGACGAAGCGACCAAGCTGCTCAGGCTCGGCCTCGATAGCGTGCAGCAGAAGGCCAAGGAGCTTGAGGAGCAATTCCATCTGACGATCACGCCGCAGGATCAGGCCAACGCGCGGCAATACAAGCTGGTCGTGAGCGAACTTGGCATGGCCTTCGACGGCATCAAGAAAGCCATCGGCGAGGCCGTGCTGCCGTACCTCACCGCTTTCGGTAACTGGTTTGTGCAGGTCGCGCCCAAGATCATCGGCGGCATGCGTGAAGGCATGGCCGGCGTCATCGAGGCCGCGTTCAGCGCCGCTGAGGGCTTCATCAATTTTGTGACCCGGGTGCTGAACGGCGTCTACAACCTCTTTGTGGTCTGGGAATACGTTCAGGCCAAGTTGGGCAACACCACGGTTGACCAGGCGAACAGTTCGCTCGATCAGTTCGATAGCGCGCTCAAGAACCTGTCCAAGTTCCGCGACGATGCCGTTGCCGTCATCCGCGACCTGAAATCGAAGGTGCTTGCCGCCAAGCCGTTCGAGAGCATTGACCTGGGTGTCGGCAAGCCGTCCGCGAACAAGAGCGCGAGCGGGCTGCTCAGTGACGGCGGCGGCGGCAAGGACGCGACCAGCGCCGCCATGAGGGACTTGGACGGCCAGATGAAGGTCCTCCGGGAAGGGCTGGCACAGAAAAAGGAAATTCTGCAGCAGGAGCTTGCGCAGCATCAGATCACCGAAGGCCAGAAGGTCGATGCGACCCGGAAGGCGATTGACGAGGAGTATCAGGCCGAACTCGCGTTGCTGCAGAAGCAGCTTCAGATCGGCCGCCTGTCCCTGTCGCAGCGGCAGTCCGTCCTCAACAAGATCAAGGAGCTTGAAGCCCGGCATCGCACCGAGGAACTGCAGCTTGACGGGCAGGCCATCGCCGTTCGCCAGAAGTATTATCAGCAGTTCTTCGACGCAATTCAGGGCGCATTCAACAGCCAGCTTCGCGGCCTGCTCGCCGGCACTACGACGTGGTCGCAGGCCTTCAAGTCGATCCTTGGCGACCTGATCATTTCGTTTATTCAGGCCGTCGAGAAGATGGGCTTCGAGTGGCTGGCCGGCGAACTGGCGAGGACGACGGCGACGCAGGCCGGCGTCGCGGCTCGCACGGCATCCGAAGGGGCGGGGGCCGCTACTTCGATGGCGGTGACCTTCGCTGGCGTCATCAAGAGCATCATGGCCTCAGCCGCCGAAACCTTCGCGGGCATCTTCGGCTTCCTGTCGCCTGTCATGGGACCGGCCGCTGCCGGGCCTGCGGGGGCCGGGATGGCGACCGTCGCCGCGGTGGCGTCCGCGGTACCCGCGCTCGACGTCGGCACCCCATGGGTCGCCTCAGACGGTCTGGCGATGATCCACAAAGGCGAGGCTGTCGTGCCGGCGTCCGTCAACGGCGCTTGGCAGAACGGCGGCCTCGGCGGCGGCGACACTCACGTCCACTTCGGGATCAACGCCATCGACGCGCAAAACGGGGCGGCCTTCCTGAAGAACAACATGGGCATGCTTGCGAAGATGTTGGCGAGCCATCTGCGCACCAACCCGGGAGTGAGCTTCGCATGACGACGTTCCCGACCTTTCCGAACAACCTGCCGGGCCTCGCATTCCCGGTGAAGAAGACGCCAACGTTCCAGGCGACGCTTGAGCACATCTCCGTCTCGGGCGTCAGCACGGCGCAATCGACGCAGCCGTTCGCCAACTATGCCTACGAGTTGCCATACGAGTTCCTGCGCTCCGATACGGTGACGCGCGAGATGCAGGCGCTGATGTCATTCTTTCAGGCCCAGCGCGGCAGGGCGCTGCCGTTCCACTTTCTCGATCCTGACGACAATGCTGTCGTCTCGCAGAGCCTCGGTATCGGTGATGGCGCGACCACGAAGTTTGCGCTGATCCGCTCCATCGGCTTCGCCGCAGACCCGATGCAGGACGTCGATACGGGCAGCATCACGGTCTTCGCCAACGGCGTCTCGGTGCCGTTCACGGAATTGGTGACATCCAACTACGGCACCGTCTTCGGCGTGACCCTCAGCGCTGCGCCGGCTGCCGGAGCCATCATCACCGCCAACTTCACCTACAAGTTCCTGTGTCGGTTCTCGCAGGACACCTTGGAGCTTTCGAAGGAGCTTTACATCAACGGGAGCGGCGTCTGGACCACCACGATCCAGTTCGCTTCGATCCTTCAATGAAGACGGCTTCCCCCACGCTGCAAACGCTGTTCTCGACCAATCAGGCATTCGAGCAGTTCGACCTCTACACCTTCACACTGACCTCCGGTCTCGTTGTGCGTTACGCGACTTGTGCATTCGACGTCACCTTTGGCGGCACCACATGGCTCTGCGCCCGCTCCATCGGCGGCATCGTGATTGATGAAGGCAGCGATAGCAGCGGCCCCCGCGCGCACTGGACCAACGGCCTCAACACCGGGACGTGGTCGGTCAACATCATGCCGCGCGCATCGGACGTCATCGGCAACGTTCCTTGGACCGCCGCAGTCAAGTCGGGCATCCTTGACGAAGCGACGGTTCGGGTTGATCGCGGCTACGTCTTGGCATGGCCAACGATACCGGCGTTGTCGATCACGCCCATCGGCACCGTCAACGTCTTCCTCGGCCGCGTCGCTGAAATCGACTTCGGTCGGAGCATAGTTCAGATCAACATGAACGATCCGCGCGAATTGCTCGACGCCAAGATGCCGCGCAATCTCTACTCGGCGGCCTGCCGCTACGCGCTGTTCAGCCCGCAATGCACGCTCAACAAGGCGGCCTTCGCGGTCAATTGCGCCGTGACCAACGTCGTCAGCCTCTCGACGTTCTTGGCGAGCTTCCCGCTCACCGCGGAAGGTCAATACAACCTCGGCAACTTGGTGTGGACCTCCGGCGCAAATGCCGGCCTGCGGATGATGGTCCGCCAGTCCGGCAACGGTGGCACCGTCATCCTGATCGCCCCGATGCCGTTCATCGTTGTGCCCGGTGACGCTCTGACGATCTATCCGGGCTGCGACAAGACCGTGGCGGCCTGCACGAACAAGTTCAACAACCGCATCAACTTCGGCGGCTTCCCACTCATCCCCGCGCCTGAAACGAGCCTGTGAAATGTCAGAACAGTCCGAGCGAGCCGCGGTCATCGCCGCGGCACGAACCTTCATCGGCACCCGGTACCGGTCGAATGCAGCGATCAAGGGCGTCGGCGTCGATTGCGCCACGATGATCGCGATGGCATTCGGCGAGGCAGGCGTTCGTCCTCCCATCGACATCGCGCCATATTCTTCGCAGTGGCATCTGCACAGCGAAGACCCGCTCTATGAGAAGGCGATCAAGAGCAATGGCGGCCGGGAAGTGACGCTGGATCAATGCCAGCCCGGCGACATCGCGCTCTATTTTCAGGGCAAGCAATTCGCCCACGGTGCCATCGTTACCGGCACGGGGCCGCTCAAGATCATTCACGCCTATATGCCGTCCCGCTGTGTCGTTGAAGGATTTGAGACTGAATTTGGTCTCATCGTCGGCGAGGCGAAGAAGAATTTCTCTGCTTGGTAGGACTGTAAAACATGGCGTCAGTTTTCGGCGGAGGAAACTCAGCAGCGGCATCGGCCCCTCCGGTCCCGGAAGCCGGACTGCGGGTTCAAACATCGCTCGAAGGCGTGGTCCGTTCTCTCGTCTACGGGAAGACGCGCATCGCAGGCAATCTGATCTGGTATGGCGATTTCCGCGCTGTGGCGCAGGTCTCGAACCAAGGCCAGCAAGGCGGCAAGGGCGGCCTGTTCAGCGCGCCTTCGACCAGCTCCACGACCGGCTACAACTATTTCGCGTCCGTCGAACTTGCGCTGTGTGAGGGCGTCATCGGCGGCATCGGGCAGATGTGGGCCGACAAGTCCCTCACCGACCTGGGGACGACGAACCTCGGCATCTTCAGCGGCACTGCATCGCAGTCGCCGTGGTCCTTCCTGACGGCATCGTTCCCCGGGCAGGATTTCGCCTACCGCAACACGGCCTATGTCGCCGGCAACGTCAGCTTGGGGTCAAATTCGAGCCTGCCGAACTGGACATTCGAGGTCACCGGCCCGGTGTCCAACACGGTGCCGGGCCAGCCCGATTGCGGGCCGACCGAATTCCTGTCGGACTTCCTGACCAACCCGAATTATGGCGTCGCCGGCTGGCTATCCTCCTACAACGGCGACTGGACGCAGGCGCGTAACTATCTGCTGGCCTCAAACCTCTTGATTTCCGTTGCGCTGACGACCGCCAACAGCGCGTCGGCATTCCTGCAGGAATTCGTCACGTCCCTCAACCTGATCTCGACGTGGTCGGACGGCGTGCTCAAGCTGATACCGCGCGGCGATACGCAAATCTCCGGCAATGGCGTCGCCTACTTCCCCCCGACCGCGCCGATCTATGACCTTGCCGACGATGACTTCCTGCCGAACCAATCCGCCTTCGGCAACACGAACTCTGATCCCATCTCCGGGCAGCGGAAGCCGCCGCGGCTGCAGAACAACATCATCAAGGTCGAGTGGCTTGACCGCGCCAGCAACTACAATCCCGCGGTCGCGCAGTCGCAGGATGACGGGGCCATTCTGCTTTTTGGCGAGCGCGGCTCGGATAGCACCAACCAATGGCATTGGTTTCAGAACGCCACCGCCGCCGGCCAT